TGTTTACTATAGATTGGGGATTTGAAAATAAAGCCGGTATGCTAGATGTATCTTTTTCAGAAACATCAGAACATAAGTGCGCACACGTCTTTAAAATGGATGAAGGAAATTATTTTGCGTATCCTAATAATAGAATAATTTGGTATGATAAGGCTTGGACGTTTAATAGATTGAAGGAAAATCCTGGATATAAGATAGATCAGAATATATACTCTGTTGAGGGAAAACAGAAGTACGAAACAGACGATTTATATTTTACAAATTTTACGCAGTTGAATGAAGGCTTACAAAATATTAGTACTAAACAAATACTACTTTCCAGTAGCAGTAGAAGGCGTACAAAAAATATTCGGTAATATTTTTTCTGGTTCTGTAATACCTCTCGATATATCTTATGAGCAAGACGAAAACGCTCAAGTAAACGTTGAAAACGTAGAATATTTTACTACCGTACCTAATATTAAGGATTGGTTAGATTTACCTATAAGACCGTATGATGAATATATTCACACGGCTAGAGGACCGGTACGTATACCACAGGTCGTTATATGTACTCATTTTGATAGAGTAATCTTTAACAGGGTACAGTTTCCTACTAAACATAATATTTATAAACGGGATAATTATACTTGCGTCTATACTGGTAAGAAACTTACCAAAGAACAACTCAGTGTTGATCACGTGGTACCTAAAAGTAAAGGAGGTAAAGATACGTGGGAAAATCTCGTTACATGTGATAGGCTCCTTAATTCTAAAAAGAGTAACAAATATTTGAGCGAAGCAGGTCTTAAGTTAAAGTACAGACCATTTAGACCGAGTAATGGACTAACTTTCGATATATACAAAGATGAATGGGCTTCTTTCTTGAAAAATTGCTAAATGCGATTATATACGTTATATGCGAATTGCTTTTTCAGGTACAGCTAATACAGGTAAAACTACTCTTATTAAAAACTTCTTAGCAGTTTGGCCTCAATATACGACGCCAGAGAAGACCTATAGAGATCTTCTAAAGGAAAAAAATTTACCGCATTCATCAAGCACTACTACTGATACACAGTGGGATATTCTCAACATGATGATTGATCAGCTTCAATCTTATGATAAGCAGTCTAAAGTAATTTTTGATAGGTGTCCGTTAGATAATCTTGTCTATACTCTCTGGGCTCATGATAAAGGTATTGAAGGCTTTGATAAAAAGTATGTAGATAAATGTATCGCTCTAACGAAAGAGTCGATGAGGCACTTGGATATCATCTTTCTTTTAAGATATGACCCGTCTATAAAAATAGAAAACGATGGTACGAGAGATATTGATGTAACATATATTCAGGAAATAGATAACATTTTTAACGCGTTGTTTGAACAATATAAGCAAAATTACGATGCTGATATTTTCTTTCCTAAAGACGATTCTCCTGGAATTATTGAATTACCTACAAGCGGTCAGAGACGAATAGACATTATATCTGAGTACATTACACCGTCTGGAGAGCTATATGGTGAAGAACATTCTCTCTTCAATCCTGAAAAGCTAGACGAACTCGAAGCTCTTGTTAAGCAGCAAAAAGCAGCTTTAGAGGCAGAAAACAAGGAGAAAGAATTGTTTAAGAAATTTGGCTTAAACTAACTCTGTTAATGTGAGAGTAGATATAGCGTTAAATCCGTAACTAGCTGTATTAACTAAGTTAGGAATATTAATATACACGCCTGAGCTACTTCTAGCCTGCACTTTATATGTTAGATTTGCAGTAGCGATATTTTCTAGCTTATCTACTATCTCAAAGGTAGTTGTTTCTAGAGCGAAAGGTTGACCAGTACCTAAAGTTGATGTTATATTATTAGTACGAACGCCGGTAGCAGGTATACGTATACCACCAATATCATCAGGTACACCAATAGGCGTACTACCACGGCATATTCTAAATCCAGCACTATAACCGTTTTGATATAGAGCATTGCTTATCGAGCACTGCACTCTTACATAGCTACTTAGTGTTGAGCGTGTAATGTTACCGCAAAGTGAAACAATATCTGTCCACAACCCATTTAATGGTTGTGCTGCAATAACTTGTGAATCTGACTTAACTGTTTGTAATGTTCTCCATGGAAAGGATGGAGTTGTAGATGACATAGCTTGAAGAATACTATTGCGTGTTGTTCCACCTCCTCCACCATTCGTATTACCAACAGGAGTCACATTATTAACGTCAATAGTAGTAATATTTGATACATTATATGCTAATTGAGTTAAATCGCTGCATAGAGTAGCTATGTTAGTAGTATTTGTTTCAATTTGCGCGCTATGTGCGCTAATAGTACCAGCAAATGTTGTGTTCTCTAAAGGTATAAGAACGTCTTGAAAATCGATCGTTGTAGTTAAATCATCGGTTTGTACAATAAGTAGATCTCCATTAGTTATATTACTAATACGTGGTAGATCTAGAATATTAGTGTAAGTTGATGTTTTACTGCAAGTAGCCATTTTAATTATTTATTGCAGTTGATTTTTTTCACACTAATATTAATTAAATTAGATGTCTAAAAAGAAAGGTAAAGTAGGAGTAGGTATTATTACGTGTAATAGACCTGATTATTTACATAATTTATTAGAGTCACTAGAAAAATGCGAGAGTGATGTAGATAATTTAGTTGTTATTAACGACGGTACACAATTAGACAATATTGAAAGAGGAATACTCATTAATAATGAGACTAATATAGGGGTAGGGAGATCTAAAAACAAAGCAATGCAATATCTTCTTGATGAAGGATGTGATTACATCTTTATTATCGAAGACGATTTACTTATTAGAGATAAAGATGTATTTAAAAAGTATATCGACGCATCACTAGAAACAGGTATACAGCACTTTAATTACGGTCCTGGTACTCCTTTCAATAGAGTACAAAATATCGCTAACTATGATTTACATAATAGACATCTTTTAGATACAGAATCTAAACCTAATCCTAAAACTACAATACAATATAAAAATGATATTAAGATAGATCTGTATGAGCATGTAGCAGGATTGTTTAGCTTTTTTACGCGTAGAATATTAGAAGAAGTAGGTTTAAATGATGAATCATTCTACAACGCTTGGGAACATGTTGATCATACCTATAGAATAATAAAGCATAAAGGCCATCCTCCATTTTGGTGGTTTGCAGATATACATGACAGTATAAATTGTTTATCTATTCCTTCCGATTCTATAGATCGAAGTTCAACTGCAAAGGATAAGACGCAGTGGTTTGAAAATATAAGAGTAGGTAGAGAAATTTATAAGAGTAAACACGGTGTATACCCAAATACTACACCCAGTACTTCTAAAGAAGAGATGGTTCAATATTTAAAAGATATTAAGATAAAATGGACAACATAACACTTATTTCTTGCTCATATAATACCCCGGATGTAACACTCACCATGTTACGTTCTTTTTTTAAATACCACACCGAGACAGAAGTATTAATTATAGATAATTCTACCAACAATGATACGGCGAAGTTATTGCAGACGAATAATGTTTCATATATACGGAATGAAGGTGGGTTACATATACAGAGCATAGATATATTATTTTCTTCTATTAAAACGAAATACGCGTTACTAGTAGATACAGATGTTATTTTTTATAAAGACCATACTAGTATTTTTAATAAGTTCAAAGAGATGGGATTAACCCTAATGGGTGAAATATGCGGTGATAGAGGAGGAAAGCTAATACACAATCGCGTTCATCCTTGGCATTGTTTTATCGATGTTGAAAATATAAAGCAAAATAAAATTAGATTTTATAATCCTGATAAACAATTTTCTAAGAGCAATAAAATTTACGATGTGGGTTGTACGTTTTTTGAAGATATAAAAAATTGCAATTTAAAGATAGGTGATATACGATTAGAAGGATCGTATTATAAGCACTACGAGGGAATGTCATGGAGAACAAAACGATTTGGTACAGAAGATGGAGATATAGATCATAATAGTAAAGCCGTTCATAATAATATTCATCTTTATCAATACGGTTTATTAGTTGAAGAGCAATATAAGAAAGAAATTGAATTGTATAAAAATATCACTATAAAATGCAAAAAATAAATTTTTATATTGTAGTACACTCTATAGGTATAATAAATTTTTTCGAAGAGACGAAAAAATATGAGAAGCTGTCTAACTACAAATATTTGTTAGTGGGTAATTCTGATAAAGATTATTCCTCTGATAAGATTATTCAATGTAATAGACTTACAGATAACATCGAACATAATAACAACTATCTTGCTTATACAGGGTGGTATGCTCTTGCAAACAACTTTAAAAATATCGATTCTGAGTATATATGCTTACTTGAATACGATACTGATGTAATGCCAGACTTTGATTTAGCTACATTTACAAATGCTGTTGTTAATAAGAACTTAAATTGTTGTGGTTTAACATATATGCCTTTGCATGATGGCATATTTGTTAATACCCAGTTTACATATAAAACATTAGAATATCTTAAAGAAAAAAATATAAAGGAGATAAGACCTACTAACACAAACTGGATGACGACAAATAATATGATCTTTAAGACTGAGTTTTTCTATCAGTACTTTAAAGATCCCTTTATTCAAGAGTTTCTCGCCTACCTTAATAACGACACTATGTCGGGTCATTTCCTAGAAAGAATTCTATCTATATACTGTTTCTTGCAGGGTATTAAATTTGACATAGTAGAGGATAGTGGACTTAAACATAGAGGTTTAGATAGTCACGAAACTCAAAATATCTATAATTCAAACAGAGGGTATGAACAATTTAAAGCTGTTAATAAAATTTCCGACTAGAGAAAGACCAGAAAAGTTCTTTGAAGTTTTAGATTTATATTACCATCTTTTAGGTAGTAGTAATTATGAATTCGTTATATCTTGTGATACTGACGATATTACAATGAATAATACTGAAGTACTTTCACGTTTAAAAAAATATGACAACCTTACTGTATGCATAGGTGAAAATAAAAGTAAAGTTGAAGCAATAAACTCAGATCTTAATAACAAAGAGTTTGATATTCTGCTGCTTGCTTCTGACGATATGATACCTGAAGTCAACAGCTATGATGTTATCATAAAGAAAATTTTTCAAACTAGGTTTCCCGACTTAGATGGTGTGCTGTGGTTGAACGATGGCTTTCAAGGCCACAATCTCAATACTTTAGTTATAGTAGGTCGTAAGTACTATGATAGATTTAATTACATTTATCACCCGGATTACAAATCTTTATACTGTGACACGGAATTTACTCTAGTATCAAAAGCTTTAAACAAAACAATTTATGTAGATACATGCTTGATAAGACATCAGCAATATTCTATAATTAATTGCAAACCTGATAATCTCTATGTTCGAAACGACGAGCTGCAACATGTAGATCTCGCAACGTTTAATAGACGTAGAGGTAAAAATTTTGATCTATGAAAAAAATATTAATTTCTTTTGCTACTAATTCAAAATGGTATAGAGCGCAAAATATACTTAATTCTACAGCTAAAGTTGGAGGATTTAATGGCTGTATTAGTTATACAGATAAAGGACGTGATTGGTCATTTGCAAAAAAATATCCAGATGTATACCAGTCTAGAGGATTCGGTTATTGGCAATGGAAACCTTTAATCCTTTTAGATGCACTTTCAAAACTAGACGAAGGTGATATTGTAGCATATATAGATAGCGGTAATAGCATTATTAATAACTTAGAGTATGTGTTTAAAAAATGTGAAGAAGATAACATTGTTCTCTTCGACAATCGCGACGGAAACATGCACGGAGATACACATCGTAATAGAGAATGGACTAAGCGAGATTGTTTTGTATTAATGGACTGCGATGATGAAAAATATTACAACTCTCCACAAGTTGACGCTGCGTATCAATTTTACAAAAAAACGCCCGAAGTTATTTCCTTCTTAGAGCAGTATAGCGATTACTGTTCTAATGATAATATTATTTCAGATATTCCAAACATTACGAAGGATAATTTACCAGAGTTTAAAGATCATAGACATGATCAATCTATACTATCACTATTAGCTGCAAAAAATAACATACAGCTCTTACCTGAACCATCTGAGTGGGGTAATCATCTAACTAGGCCATACCCGCAATTATTTTTACATCATAGAGGTACTATATGAAGATTTTAATTATACAAGAAAACGGTAGACATGAGATAAGTAGACATCTTAGAGAATGTAATTCTATGCAGCGCGCTATTATTGCGCAAGGCGAAGAATGCGATGTTTGGGGCTTAGGACATGAAAGTTATAATAATAAAATTGACTTTAACAATTACGATGTAATTATAAATCTCGAAAATTATGATACTGGTTGGATGCCAGATCTAAATGATGTAACTAAGCCTTTAAAATTTCTTTGGTCTATAGACGCGCATGTACGCGGATATGAATACTACCGCGATGTCTTTATGAAGGGTAAGTATAATTATATTCTTCAAGCTACTAGAGATTTTTGCGATAAAGATAGTCTTTGGTTTCCGAATTGCTATGATGATGACTATATCGTACCGTTAGAAACATCAAAAGAACATTTCGTAGGATTTTGCGGTAATTTTGTAAACAGGAAGCCTTATTTTGATTACTTAGCATCAAAGATGTCATTTAAATTAGATATTGATGTTAGAGGTTCAGAAATGGTACGCGTTATTAACAGTTATAAAATTCATTTTAACAAGAATATATCTAATGATATAAATTATAGAAACTTTGAAACTCTTGGTTGTAAAACAGCATTGCTAACCGACTATAACTCTCAGTATAACGATTTAGGATTTATAGATGGTGAGAATGTCTTCTTCTATAAAAATATAAATGAAGCGGTAGATATACTCACTGGATTACAGCAGCAAGAAGACTTAATAACTAGAGTAGCAAAAAGCGGATACGATTTAGTAAAACAGAAACATACATTTGCTTCTAGAGCAAAAAGCTTACTCAAGTTTATTAATACAAAAATTTAAAATATGATTCATAACAAGACAAGAACAGATCTGTTAAAAGTAGTTCCAAAAAATTGTACCTTTCTTGAACTCGGAGTTTTTAGAGGTGAATTTGCTAAGGAGATTATTCAAATTGTAAATCCAGATAAACTCTATCTCGTTGATATTTGGTCAGGTGAAATGGGATCAGGCGATAAAGATGGCGATAACTATGTAAAGGTACAGGATATGCGAAGCGTATATTTAAGTTTATTTCATCAGACTAAGAATAAACAAAATATTCATTTAGTAAGATGTGAATCGGTTCCCTTTCTACAATCTTGTAATGAGAACTATTTCGATGCTATATATGTAGATGCAGATCATTCAGAAGATGCTGTTTATAACGATATGGTCAATTCCCTTAGAGTTATCAAACCCGGTGGATTGTTAATGGGGCATGACTACCATCATCAAATTAAAATAGCTGTTGATAGGTTCTGCAAAGACTATAATCAAGAGATTGTAGATGTAACTGATGATGGATGTCCAAGTTTTGTTATTAAAGCTTCAAAATGAAAATAGTAGGATTTCACTCAAATGAGCTTAATGAACGCGGCACAAATGTTGCTATGTTCGATTACGCTAAATACAACGAAGACATTTTAGGTAATAAGTCGTATATACTGTCTAACGCTAATGCTGATTTAACTGCCTTAGAGAAATTTAAAAGTCGTTTTGAAGTATTTTTATATAACGATTTTGCAGAGTGTACTAATTTTGCAAAGCAAAAAAATATTGAATATGTATATTACGTAAAAGCAGGTGATAGAGATGGTAGAATAATACCAGGATGCAAGTCATGTATTCATGCTGTTTTTCAACATAAGGATGTACACGGTGACTCGTATATGTATATCTCTAAATGGTTAGCCGAAAAAATGGAGCTTCCAAATAATTATGTTCCCTATATGGTAGATATGCCCCAACCTACTTTCTCTTTCAGAGAAAAATTAAACATTTCTGAAGACAAAATTATTATAGGTAGACACGGTGGTTATACAGAGTTTGATTTGCCTTTTGTGTATAGCGCAATACACAACACACTAAAAAGAAGAAGTGACGTTTACTTTGTATTCATGAATACAAAGCCTTTTATGGAGAGACATCCTAATGTGATTCATATTGAAGGTACCTATAACATGCAACATAAATCAAATTATATAAACACGTGTGATTATATGCTACATGGTAGATATATGGGAGAGAGCTTTGGTTTAGCTCTATCGGAGTTTTTATTTCACGGTAAACCTGTTATAGCTTGGACAGGTGGTCAAGATCAAAATCATAGAGAAATATTGAAGGATGAGGGCTTGTGGTATAATTCTAAAGATGATTTAACGGACTTGTTATGCACACTTAAAAAAGAAAATAACAACGCATCTCGTTACAAAAATTTAGTAAGCGAATTCGCTCCGGAAAAAGTAATGAAACGATTTAATGAAATGTTTCTAGTATGATAGATGTTAATTTTTTTCTTGTAACTTACGATAAGCTATTAGATAGAGCTCTTGATAATCTATCCACAGAAGAGCTATCATCTGTATCTTGTTACGCTGTGCAGAAAAAGGTACCTAAAAATATTTCTTCAAGAATTATCAAAACATATGAAGAGTGGAATCTACCTTGGAATGATTTTTCCTATCAAACAAAGCAGTATTACGAATACGGTACTATAATTCATTTATATAAAAATCAAAATTTAGTATCTAAAAATACACACATTGGACTCTTGCACTATGATGTTTTATTTGAACAAAACTCTATTAAAGATATTATCAACTCCCTTGAAGAAGATCCTGACACTATCTTTTATCAAATGATAAGACCGCCTGAGCAAATGTCTTTATTAGATTATGAATTTAGAAAGCTGTGCGAATTCATGAGTGCAAGACTAGGTATGCTTATCGACCCAGACTACATTAAACAGAGTGGTTGGATAAGTGAAAGTTTATCCGTTACTCCAAAAGAAGTTTTTTTACGATTTGGAGAATTTTTATTACATCATGGAAAAGAAATAGAAACAATTTTAAAAAACAACGTATGGGGTATAATGAATCACTGCCCACATCGTATATGCGGTATTATCGAAAGGATGTGGGGATTTTATTTAATGTCACTTCCTAACAAAAAGAAACAAATGAATATAGTTCATGATTGGTATTCTTATGATCATCACCACATGAATTCTAACGGCACAGGAGCAAAAAATTTATGAATACTATACTAGAACAAATTAAAGGGGTAACTAATCAAGAATTAAATTTAATTGATACAAGTAATATCAACAACTATAAGATGTATGGTAATACTGAGTGTTATCATGTGTTTAGTGGTAGAGAACATTATAGATTATTAATGTATGTATCGACTCTCCTTAATGGTGAGGTTTTATTTGACGTTGGTACAAACGAGTGTAGATCGGCTATTGCGCTTAGTTATAATAAAGCTAATAAAATAAAATCATATGATATTGTTCAAATTAATCCTGAAAATCCAATTATTGAAAATGTAGAATTTATTTTAGGTGATTCTACCAAAGATGAAGAACTAATCCATAGTCCTTTTATTTTCTTAGATGTAGATCATGACGGTACTTATGAAAATATTTTTTACAACCATCTTAAAGAACGTGGCTGGAAGGGGCTATTAATGCTAGATGACATTCACTTGAATGATGATATGAGATTATTCTGGAATAATATTACCGAAGAAAAATATGACCTTACTTCTATAGGTCATTGGAGCGGAACGGGGCTAGTCGTATTTAAATGACCTTCAATATATCAAATATATTAAACGCCTATAATTACGAAACCATATGTAAGTATACTTACTTACCTACATATGGTAAATACTTATCCTCCGATACAGTTATTAGTACCGGCAATATATTTTGTAAAACAGATTTTGTTTTAGAACTATTTTCGGAATTAATTAATTCACAAGGTAGTTATAATTTAATAACACATCACTCCGACTATCCTATTACAGAGGAATTATTTTATAAGAAACCTAAATGCATAAAAAAATGGTTCGCATTAAATCCTGTATTTCAACATACTGATTTAATACCTCTACCTTTAGGACTTAAAACACACGCTGGTTATTATGTAGAGCCTCAGTATATGACAGAGTGGTTTGCTTATAATATTAACAGACTGAGGTTAAAGCCAAAAATAAAAAATATTTACTGCAATTGGAACTCTACAAATATAGAGCGAAATAAAATAAAGGGTCAGCTAGTAGAATCTAATATAAACTTTACATACAATACTAATATACCGTTTAATGATTATATAGAAGAAATGGCAGACCATAAGTATGTCATATCACCTCCTGGTAATGGTATAGACTGTCATAGAACTTGGGAAGCTTTATACGTAGGATGTATACCAATTGTAATAGAGAATCCTATCTATAATAGTTGGAAAGATCTCCCTATTTTACAAGTAAAGGATTATACTGCAATAACGCAAAGCTTGTTAGATGAGTTTAGTTCAAGATCATTTGATTTAACAAAACTTAATATTGAATATTGGAGAAATGTAATTAATTAATTTTATGAGTAAACTTAAAGTATTGGTAGTAGGTAATTGCTGCTTACAACATTTTCCTATTATCGATTACGGAGGAATAGAATCTTGTGTAGAGCACCTCTGTACAGGTCTTAACAGCCATTATAAAGATCAGATAGATTTTACAGTAATAGTTCCGAAAATATTAGAAAAGAGAGAACTAAAGGAAACCTACGGATTTAAAATAATTGATACGCAATACATTGGATGTACATATTCAGATGTACATCCATCATATTTTGCTCTCGAAGTTAGAGATATTATACAGCGCTCAAATATGAAGCCTGATGTAATATGGGCACAAGGTGACTGGTCAGTAAAAGTTCTCGGTGATTTAGATATTCCTATTATTACTACTATTAATGACTCCGGTCCGTGGGTAGAAGGTAAATATTTTTATAGACCTAACGTCTATTATAGGTTCGTATCTGAATTCTTATATAATTTTGTTTTACAAGATGCTGATAAAAATGAATTAGTTAAGCAGGTTAAGTCGCAAAGTTTCTGGCTACATACAGGTTTAGATGATTATGAATATAATTTCGAGGAAAGCAAAGAAGATTATATTCTATGGGTAGCTGGTCTTAACTGGGGATTCGATGGTAAGGGACTTGGCGATTTTATCGAATTAGCGAGAAAAATTCCTGAGCAGAAATTTGTAGCTTATGGAACAGGTAATAAAGAAATAGAAGCTGAGCTAATTAATAGAGTCAAGGATCTTCCTAATTTTGAATTTAAAGGTAAACTCAATCGCGATCACACACACGTCGAAGCGTTTAAAAAGGCTAAGTTTTTTGCCATGTTTAGTAAGATACCAGAGGCATTCGGTAGAACAGGCCTAGAAGCCATTTCAAAAGGTACGCCAGTATTAGGATCTATGTGGGGATCTGTTCCTGAGCAAGTTAATCATCCTGATGTAGGGTTTTGTTCTGATAATCTCGACGAAATAGCAGATGTAATTAGAAATAGAAAGTTTAATTATAAGAAGTGCTTTGAGTTTAGTAAAGAGAAATATCATGTAAAAAATGAAATAGACGGTTTAATAAAATTTACAGAGTCTATTATAAACAGATAGTATACTTTTAACGTGAGAGTTAGTATTGTTGGATCAGGTTTAAGTGGTATAGTAGCTGCAAGATTGTTAGCTGATAAAGGTCATATCGTCAAAGTATATGAGACGCGTAACCATATAGGAGGTAACTGCTATGATAGTAACGTATGCGGAACGGTAATGCATAATTACGGTCCGCATATTTTTCATACTGATGATGAAGAAGTGTATAATTTTTTAACAAAATTTACTGAATGGATTCCGTTTGAATTAAAACCTATAGGTAATACATGCTTGGGCAAAATACCACTCCCGTATAGTAAAAGAACTATTGATGTACTAGGTAGAGAGCTATCGCAAGATGAAATTATCAATTTAATATTTGTAGATTATTCAGAAAAACAATGGGGGGTAAAGTTTGAAGAGATTCCAAAAACAATTACTAATCGTATTCCTAAGACTAAAGATTGTGAAGATCCGACTTGGTTTGAAGGGCAAAAATATCAGTGCATACCAAAAGATGGTTATACTAGAATGTTTGAGAGAATGCTGGAGGGTATTGACGTTGAAATAAATTGTAAAGGAGATGACTGGAAAGAAGAAGAAGCTGATCTCACAATATATACTGGCAAAATAGATGAATTTTATGAATATAGGTTTGGTGAATTACCCTATAGATCTTTAAGATTTGTACATGAAGTGACACCTACAAAACAGCCTACTTTTATAATAAATGAATGTAATACTATTCATGATTATACCCGTAAGTATGATCATAGTTATTTTACTCCAAATCATAAAGGTGTAACCATTATTACAAAAGAGTACTCTAAAAAAGCTACAAAAGATGATATACCCTTTTATCCTATACCGTGGGGTGAAGGACAACAAATTTACAATATGTATGAACAATTAGCTAAAGAGGAAAAAGATGTTTTGTTTATAGGTAGATTAGCAACGTACAAATATTTAGATATGTGGATGGCTATAAAACAGGTATTTTTAAAGTTGAGAAATAAACATTTGATATCATAATAATAACATGATTATTGAACAACCTATCTATAACGGAGATTTAATTCACAAGCGGTTCGCGTATCAGTACTTTAAGAAAGAAGTTTCACCTTATGGTAATGTAGTAGCTTTTAGGGCTCCTATGTATGTAAGTGATAATCTTATCGACTTAGAAGATTCTCTTTCGAAAGATTTTATCTTCAGTGATGACGCTATTAACTTCTGCTGGGAAATTCCTAACCTATGTCCATTTGGTGCTGTAGCGTTTCAGCGTTACTTTAATACTATTATCGCTAATTTTCTCTCAGGTACTATTAACAAGCCTATCGAAATGAAAGGCGATGATCTAATGGTACATGATAAATTTATTGGTTCAGATAAAAAGGAATATGAAGTAGGCAAAGTTAGCGTATCTATCACTTATTCGAAAGATAATATAGCTATTGGTCATACAGGAATTAACATCAACGCTGGCAAAAAGGCTCCAGGATTTGCTTATAGTTCTAAAATGTCTGATCAAGAGGCAGAAAGATTTATGACCTCTGTTATCGATTATTTTAATACTGAGGTTAAAGATATTCAAATTGCTACGACGAAGGTTATTGTATGACGTTTTTTGATATGCTCCGGAATCTCTTTTTCGTAAAAAGAGATTCATCTAGTTCTTTAGATACAGAGGAACAAACTCACTTTGTACCTTTTCTTCTTAATAGATGGCTTTCATTTTATAATAAAGATCAGTGTGTACTAGTTAATGAAACTATAAACAAATACACTGGGTTGTTTGAAGATAAAAACGATCTATATAAGCTCTATTTTAATTTTATTCCTAAATTAAAATTTAAGAAAATAGAATACATTAAAAAGAAAAAAGAAGGTAAAGAAAAAGAAGAAGAAACGTATAATATTGCACTAATAGCCAAAAATAATAATATCTCAAAAAGAGAGATTTCACTATACATTGACTTATATAATACAGTAGATAAATAACCGAACATGAGAGCAAATATTGATCAAATTGCACCTACTAGAAGCTTAATAGATTTATCTTCTCATTCAGAAGGAGATTTCGGAATACGTGATTACGAGTTGAGTTTTATCTTTGATGACATTCTTTTAGTAGAGTATATTGATTCTACTAACGACGGTGATGGAGTTATTAGAAATGGTATATACGTACCATCTAATGCTCTAACTAAAGCATGGCGTAAAGCTCGAGTTATTTTAGCAGGGCCTGAAGCTAAATATACTAAGGTTGGTGATATAGTAATTTTTCCTAATAATCTGGGAGTAACTGTCTCGAATATCGATATTGAAAATGTCGGGCCTATTAAGAGTGGAGTTTTCTTGAACGAAAATAGAATATTCGGAATTTGTAAGCCAAAAAATAAAGATGATATCAAAGGAAGCCTTGGAGCAGAAATTGCTGAATAACGTAGTTGATCTACGTTTTGTAAGAAGAATACCTGTACCTGGACGACCAGCTACGCGTAGAATGCTATGCACTAAATCCTCCGCTCTTTTAAATTCAACCAATGGCAGAATGTCTTTAAATTATAAGCCGCCTATGGGTGGTAAAAGATTTAATGAGGTGAAAGAAAATGCGCTTATCGTGTGGGATATTTTTATGCAAAGTTTTAGAGTTGTATCGCTAGAGGGCGCAACAGTGATAAACGAAATACCAGCTAACGATGAGTTTTGGAAATATTACAATCAGGTTTTATTACCAATGTCAGCAGAACAAAAATTACAATTTATGAACTCATGAGTATTGAAAATTATAACAAAGTACTTCAAAAATTTTTATTGCAAAAAGTCATCTTTAAATGCGACAATAAAATACTTAAAACTGGTAAAATAAAGCTTTTTAATATTAAGCAATATTTTATTAGATTTAATATTGAAAATGAAAAGGGTGAAATTAAACAGCTAGAACTCCCATATCCATTTATTATACACGATAATGGAAATACATGTACTTTAAATTACCACCTCTCGAGCTTTACGCATATCAACAGAGAAGTAATTACAACAATTAATAACATAAATTCTGATGATAGTATGCGAATGTATAATAGGTTAGTTCAAATAATTCCAGTGTAAATAAAAGGAACTATCATATAATGAGGTATGTTTAATACTCTCCTTGAAGGATTTCCTGATAAATATACCCCTAACCCGCAGCAATTAAAATTACTTAAAAATATAGATCAAGCATTCGAGGATGGTTATAAGTTTGTTGTGTGTGCTGCGCCTACAGGCTCTGGTAAATCGTTTATATCTAAAACTCTAGGAAATGTAAGTACTCCGCCTACGGAAAGCTATACAGATCTTGTAATGAGCTATCTCGCATATAAGAGAACGCAAACAGGAGCTTATATGTATGAAGATGAGTGTGAAGATCAAAAACCTTTTGGTGCTTTCGCTCTTACGATAACAAAGTCTCTTCAAGATCAATATAGAGAATTGTTTCCTGACATTAATGTATTAAAGGGTAAATCTAATTATCAGTGTAGTGTAGATCAGAGCCTTACAGTAGAGCATGGTCCATGTATACACTCGTCAAAATTAAAAGATGAGTGTTGGGCAAAAAACAGATGTCCTTATTATGAAGATAGAAATAAAGCTCTTGTATCAACTTTTTCTACTTTAAACTATAACATGTTTTTTGCGCTACCTAAACATCTCAAAAGACGTGAATATCTTATTTGTGACGAGGCCTCTGAATTAGAGGATCAGATAGTGAAGGAGTTTTCAATTAAGTTAAATTTTGATTTCTTGAAAAAATGTGAAATTAGTATTAGCCCGTTTCCGCAAAACGATTATGGAAAAGTAGGAAGATGGCTGTCACATATCTCTGTATCTATTAACGATAGAATGGAAGATCTAAAATCTATCATCGGTAATAATAAACACGCATCTGCTATTTTTCTTGCAGATAAAAGAGCCGAACTACTCTCGCTGAAAAACATACACAGTAAGATTTCTGCAATTACTTCTACGTGGTGCGATAGTGAGTATCTTTATGAAAGGGAATCTAATGGGATTTCCTTTACACCTCTTAAAGTCAATAATCTAGCAAATCACCTTTTTGAGAACGGAGAGAAAATAGTATTAATGTCAGCTACTATTATTGATCCAGTTAACTTTTGTAAAACATTAGGAATTACTAAGTTCAAATATATCGAAGCTGAATCTACCTTTGACTCAGCTAAAGCTCCTATCTACGTACAAACAAAGATTAAATTAAATCATAGTAATCTACAAAAAAATCTTAATAAAATAGCAAAGCAGGTAAGCGATATTTGCGATCTACATTCGCAAGATAAAGGTATTATCCACACTCACTCTAACTATATTACAGAGTACTTAAAGAATAATATTTCAAATAATAGAATTCTATTTCGTGAGCCGGGTGTTAATAACGAGCAGCTTATATCGCAACATACTATTTCAAATGAGCCTACTGTATTAGCCTCACCTTCTATGTCTCACGGAATAGATCTTAAAGATGATCTAGCGAGATTTCAAATTATTATTAAAGCACCTTATCTACCTCTAGTAGATAAGAGAGTAGAACGAATGATGAAGCTAGACTTTAATTGGTACCTAAACAAAATGTTAAGCTCGTTAATTCAGAGCTGTGGACGTGGAATACGATCTCATAAAGATCACTGTGTTACATATATTCTAGATGGTGCTGTTATTGAGCAAGTCATCAGAAATAAGGATAAACTACCAAAATACTTTATAGATAGGTTTGTTTAATAAATATATTTAGGAGGTTTATATTAAAGACTACACTTATAATTTCGAAATTAAAGACTTACTTACGCAATTTATAGCTGCGTTTGATGATGTTGTAATTAAAAGGTACGATAAAAATCGAATACCTAAAGAAACTGTAGAGGTTAGATATGTACTAGCGCCTAAGCAGCGCGTTATGTATGATATTGTAAATAAAGCTCAAAACATAACAGTTCCTGTTATATCGGTTAGTGTTTCAGATATACAGCGAGATGAAAATCGTGTTTTTAATAAAATCGAGGGTTTTTACTCGCCAATAAAAAGAGAGGTTTACGGTCCAACAACAG